CCCCTTGTTAGGGGGGTGGGAAACCTTACCCACAAGCAGTGAGGTTGAACCCCAAATAACAACAGGCTGTGGAGCCTGTGCAAGTGGAATCCACCTCGCGTTCCAACCTACCCCTATGCCTAATGCATGACGACTTCTAAACTGGTTTATAACAAGGTGATTCTTAATGGTACTAATATTAGTCCCCTTAAGGTTATCTTCTTGTATCCAGTATTAGTCCTCATCATGACAGCTAGGAATGGGATAGAAATCTCTGACCTGGGCCTATCGTACGGCCAGCGGTTGAGAAGGCTAGCACCCTAACTCAGTCGTGGGTAGGGACCTATCACGCGATGCATTTTATATTAGATATTGCTTTCTACAATAGACTAAGTACGATAAGGAAGTTAATCCCTATAGTATTAGCCTTGTATATTAGCAACTATCCAACATATAATGATCGTGTGCTTAAGTTTCTTGATACTTTCTCTCATAATGTGGACCAACAAGGCTTAAAACAGACTTTGCTAAGATATAAGAATCTTAGGCTGGCTGTTTTAAGGTACCTTAGTGGGAACCCACTTTATGAACTTGAGTTTATTGCACTACTTTCTTCAGGTTTTCCTAGGGAGTTGCGGCAATGGGAATCAGAGATAAAAGATAACGTCGATGCTCAAAGAATTCTCCTTACATTATTAAATGTTGGGAGAGCCTTTAAGATCGAACCTACCTTTTCTCCTGATACCATTACTACACCTTCTAAGGGATTACCTCATTTAGAGGAGGCCGTTATTGGCGCTATCTGTAAGAATTTAGGGGTCAATTCTCAAGAGTTATCATGGCAGCAGTTTCATTTCTCTACCAAAAGTGGGCCTAACGGTCCGGCTATGGTTACTGCACTTACTGACTTGGACGCCTTGTCACCACAACAAAAGGATGATATTTACCTTTTGGGTGGCGAGGCGCTTCAAGTAGCAATGCAGAAACCATATTTCCAGACACCGTTGGGGCACACTATGATGGAGATATGGACTACTGTTCATAATAAACCAGAGAGGTATTCGAGAAAACTTAGCTACTTTAGTGATAAGGAGGGGAAGACTCGGATTATTGCCATCCTTGATTATTGGACACAGACTTGTTTGTTTCCTATTCATGATGCCCTTATGGGTATTCTGAAAGGGATTAAGCAGGACTGTACCTTTGATCAGGATAGCTTTATATCCAAGCTTCCACCTACTGGTCCATACTACTGTTATGATCTTTCCGCAGCCACAGACAGAATGCCTGTGACGTTGCAAGAGCAGGTATTAACCTACTTGCTTGGAAAAGATAAAGCAGCAGCGTGGAAACGACTGCTTGTTAGAGATGCGTACCTCGTCAAAGACCATGACTCTGTTATGTACAGAGCGGGTCAACCGATGGGGGCGTACTCGTCCTGGGCAGCGATAGCTTTAACTCATCATATCCTAGTTCAATATTCTGCAGTCCTCGCAGGGGTTACTACCCCTATTGAGAGATTTACAGAGTATGTGTTACTGGGAGATGATTTAGTTATAGCTAATCGTGAAGTCGCCTTCCAATATAAGGCCTTGTGTCTCCTCCTCGATATGCCTATTAACGATAGTAAGTCTCTCGTATCTTTCGATATGTTTGAATTTGCTAAACGAATAGTGTATAAAGGGGTTGAGATTTCAGGCTTCTCTATTGGGGGTCTCTTAGAGACTCAGAAGAAGTATTCACTTCTTCATGAATTTTTAAGAAACCAGGCAATTCACGGATGGAACTTGCCTATAGGTAAGCACCCGGACTTAATATCAGCCATATTAGGGCTTTATGGTAAGTTCTCTCATCGAGAACGTATCATAAAACTCTATATGGTGTATCACTACGTATCAGACTTTCATAGAAATATGAAAGCTGGTACCTACATTGACCGTATCCAATCTTGCGAACAGTTAATTCTGTCCGTAAGAGAATACTTCCAACGTAGCTTTCCTTTATGGGAGGTTTTATCACCCCCCCAGATGTATAATCTGCTAGTGGACTTTGTCCAAGAGGTAAAGTTAAGAATAGTGGTACGTGATATAGAGAAGTTGTTTGATGATAATGCGAAGATACAGAAATCTGTAGATTTGCCTTATCGTCAGCACTTCCCGAGCTTGAGTGTCCAACTATTACAAGCTCTCAGACGTGAATGCAACCCAATAACAGAGGTTGTTAATCGCCTTCTCAGAAAATCAGTTGAAGAAGCTAACACTTTGGTTAGTGATCCTTCAGTTGATATTTTCGAGATAGGGATTAGCAAGTACTTTGTTGGTAAGGAGGTATTCAGCCTGAGACGAGCGCGTAGCATATCTCTTGCACAAGCCCAGTTGACTAAGCAGCTATTAGATGTATGGCAAGATCGGGCCTTAGAGGCTGTCCCAATGATCCAGTATATTCATAAGTATACTGGGGTTCATTTGGAGAGTCCTTTAAGGGATAACCGACCTTCCTTGTCTAAGAAGCGCACTTAATCACTTTATGTTGTGTAGTTCTATATACTCGAGCGGGC